CGGGATGATGAGCAAATCGTGGTTGCCGGCCGTGACGCGATCGCCGTCACCCTGAGCGCGAACGCGGTCGATGTAGCGCACGAGCCCGAGGTTCCACCAGCCGGCCCGTCCCGGCTTCTTCGGGCGCGGCACGGTGATGTTCTGAGCAGTGAGGGCGATGCGCTGCGGCTTCGCCGGAGCCGGCGCCTTGCCGACGATCTCGGCATACGGAAAGTGAGCCCCCGGGCAGGCCGTGATGTTGCCCGGCACGTCGCGGTGACGCGGAGCGGGCAGGTTGCGCCCGTGGCGCCGGCGAATGTCGGCGACGAGCTCGCGGCCGGCCTTCAACTGTGCAGCCGGCATGGCGTGCTTGTCGAAGTTGCCGATGAAGCAGATGCCGATGCCGTTGTTGGCGTTCTTCGTGTGGCCGCCGTAGGCCCACTCCGGGCGGCCCCGATGGATGGAGCCGTTTGGGTAGACGACGTAGTTGTAGCCGATGCCCCGATACCCCGGGATCTTGAGGTGCCAGCTGTGGATGTCGACGACGGTCGCGTTCTGCCCCGACGCGGAGTGATGCAGCGGGATGCTCTGCGGCGGACCAACGCGCCGGACCAGAGCGCCACGCCACGCATACTTGTGCTCGATGACCTTCACGGACGCCTCCTCAGTCCTCGTCGCCGGCGGCGCGGGCGGCCTCGATCGCTTCGATGAGCTCGGCCCGCAGGTTCAGCCCCTCGACGTCGACGCACTCGGCCTCGCACGCGGCGCGGAGCTCCGCCAGGTTCATGCGCGAGAGCTGCTTCGGCGGCTGCGGCGCGTCGTCGGCGGCCGGCCTGCCGGAGTGCACGACCAGGCCGCGCGCCGGCTTCTTCGCGGCCGGCTCCCCGGACAGCAGGCCCGCGGCCCGCGCCTCGTCGTCGGTGATGACCGCGCCCGGCGAGAAGCGGAGAACGGTGCGCCCGTCGGCGGCCTTGCCGTAGACGCGCCCCTTGACCTTGAACACGAGGAACCCCCTTCGATCGGTTGTGGCTCCTCGAGTGTCGCGCGAGCGTCACCGGCCGCCGGGCAAACGAAAGGCGCCGGCCTCCCCCTCGAGGGGAGCGCCGGCGCCGGCGGGAGCGCCCAGCCCTAGCTGAGCACGAAGACGGTGGTGGCGCCGATCCGGGCCGCCTCCCTGCGCGCGGCCCGCGCGGCATCCCCGTAGGTGCCGCTCACGAAGTACGGCTCCTCCGGCGTCGGCATCGGCTCGGTGGCGAGCACGTTGCTGGTCGCCATGGCGAACGCCCAGAGGCCGCGCCCGCGCGGAGCGCGGCCGGCGTTGGCCCTCTGGTACGGCGTGGTGTCGACGAAGATGAATGACATGGTGGCTCCTCTGGCTCGTCGTTCCGACTACAGGACGTTGGGATGGCCGGCCGCGCGAGCCTCGTCGAGGACGAGCTTGGTGGCGTTCTCGCACATCATGCGGAGCTCGGCCACGGAGATGAAGGCCGGCGCCGCCTGGTAGGCGTAGCCGGTGAGCATGTCCCAGGAGGAGTCGTCGCCGAGGCCGAGGTCGAGCGCCTCGCGCGCGGTCGCGGCGAGGCCAGAGGCGAAGCGGGCAATCTGGCTGAGCTGGTCAGGGGTGTAGTTGGTGTCGGTGGCCATGGTGGGCTCCTCTCGCTCTCGGCAGGACGGTCAGTCGGCGGAATCGTCGGTGACGCCGCCGAGCCAGACGTCGATGACGGCGGCGAAGTCGTCGGGGCGGATCGGGCCGGCGCTCAAGCTCGTGACGTGCACGCCGTTGGGGTAGAGCAGGCTGGCGGTGTACCAACCGAAGTCCTCGTGGCGATCGCTGCACTCGACGTTGACGACGTGGCTGACCTGGCCGCCGGCGTACATGCGCGTGTGCTCGCTCCACTCGCCGGGCTGAAGGCTATCGATGCTCTTGGTGACCTGCTCCGACATGGTGGCTCCTCTCGGTGGGTGCTCCTCCTGACATGTACTATTATACTCTATGGCGAAGGATAGTCAACTAGCAGGGAAAAGGTTTCGAGATGAGTCGTCTCCTGGCGTGGGTACGGTCAGGGAGGCGCGCAGGACGCAGACGGCCCGAGCTCGCCGAAGCGGGCTCGGGCCGTCGCCTTGTCACGCGGAGCCGCCCGGGCGGCTCCTCTCAGAGGATCACGGTGCGCTGATCTCGCAGAACGCCACGGTCTCCATGGCGCCGGCGGCGCAGGCGAACTCGGCGAGGATCGCCACGAGGTTCTTGATGAAGTAGTCCTCGTGCGAATCCGAGAGCGCGATGCTGATGCCCTCGTGCATCCAAACCGCGAACTCGCGCCAGACGCCCATGATGCTCATGCCGGCCGGCAGGTCGAAGTTCGGAAGCACGAGGCACCCCTCGACGTCGATCGGGTTGACGCCGCGCGGCGATCCGAAGATGAAGCCGCCGGTCTCGATCTCCGCGTAGGCGGCGCCGGTCGCATCCGGCATGCCGTACTTGGTGTCACGAGCGAAGCGAAGCAGCTTGTAATCGGCCCGAGAAACGAAGCAGACGTTCGGCGCCTCGCCGTAGCCATCGCCGATCGTCACGACGCCGTCGTAGATATCCTCGATCATCGACGCGGCGTCGACGCCGGAGCGGTCGACATGGCCGATGCCGGCCGTGTTGGTGATGCCGAGCAGATTGGCGCCCAGACCGTCGCCGGCGATGACCTGCCGGGCCAGGCGGCGGCGCAGGCCCCACTCGAGCTTCGCGTCGATCAGGCTCTTGACGCCGGCGACGTCGCGGAGCGCCTGCTTTGCGGCCGGCATCCAGTGCGCCAGCGTGGTCACGTCGAACGTGACGGGCTCGAGCTCGAGCGCGCTCTCCGGCTTGGCGTTCGTCGCCGCGTTCGCGGCCGTGGTCTCGGCCACCTCGGCGGCGGCGCTGGTGAACGCCTTCTCGCGGACCCACTTGACGCTGGTCGAGTCCGTGGTCGCCATGGTGATGAGGTCGAGCACGGTCAGCGGCGGCAGGAGCGGCAGCGGCCGGATGCCGGGCCTTGCGTCGGGCTCGACCACGTCGGCCGGCGTCGAGAAGATGGAGGCCTGCGGGCTGCGCATGATGGCGCGCGCCTGCTCGCGGTCGGCCACCCTGATGCTGGCCGTGGTGCCGATGGCCTGCTTGGAGCCGGCGGTCTCGGGGATCCGCGCGGCGACGTCGCGGTACACCTCGCTCCCGGTGAGCTGGTCGCCCATCGAGACGCGCGAGCCGGCGTCGGCCGGCTGCGCGGTGCGCGCGGCCGGACGCTCGGGAGCGTCGTCGCCCATGAGCTCGAGCACGTCGCGGTAGGCGCGCTCGGCGGAGCGGGATGCGTCGGCGGAGGCGTTGTAGGTCTCCTGCGCGGCCTGGGCGGCGGCGAACTCGGCCGTGCCGGAGACGTCCTCGTCACCTGCGAGCGCCTCGAGCGCCGTCTTCGCCTGGACGAAGTCGTCCCACCGGGCGCTGGCCTCGGTGGTGGCGGCGTCGGCCTGCTCGCGGAGCTTGCGAGCACGTTCCTTGAGCTTCATGCTTCCTGCCTTTCGTTAGTGTCGTCTGCTCGCCAGCCGGAGCGACGCCAAACCCTTCGGAGTCATGGTGCGTGGAGCGTCACCCGAAGCGGACGGCGCCGGGTCCGACGCCCTCCCTTCGAGCGTGGAGAGCACCTCGTCGAGCTGATCGCGGGCGGTGCGGAGCTTGCCCTCGTTCTCGGCTGAGATGGTGCGGCCGATGGCGAGCGGCTCGCGGCCACGGTAGTGCGGATCCGGATTGAAGCCGAGCGCCTGGAGCACGCCGAAGTCGCACGCCGCCGCGGCCTGGCCGGCCACGATCTCGGTGACGAAGCCCCACTCCTGCGCCTCGGCGGCCGAGAGGTACGTCTCGGCGCCGAGCGCGGCCGCGAGCTCCTCCTCGGTCTTGGTGCACCGCTGCATGTAGATGCCGGCCATGATGCCGCCGACGCGGTCGAGCCACTCGGCCTGCTCGCGGAGCTCCGTCGCGTTGCCGATGCAGACCATGGCCGGCCAGTGCACCATGAACAGCGCGTTGTCGTACATGGCGACGTCCTCGCCGGCGAGCGCCAGGATGGTGCCCATGCTGGCGGTCCACCCCTCGACGCGCGACGTGACCTTCGCCGGATGACTCACGAGCGCGTTGTAGATGGCGAGCCCGTCCGAGACGGAGCCGCCAGGTGTCGAGAGATGCAGCACGATCTCCGGCGTGTCGATCGCCGCAATCGTCTGGCAGAGCTCCTTCGCGGTGAGCGACGGGTCGTACCAGTCGTCGCCGATGACGTCGTAGATCCAGACGTCGGTCGCGGTCGGCTTGCCCTCGGCGCGGGCGGCCGCCTTGATCTCGTAGAACGGTCCCTTAGCCTTCGGGAACTGCCGACGCATCGTCGTCCTCCTCATCGGTGGTAGTCGGGCGCCCGGCGCGCATCGCCTCGACGACGAGTGCCTCGTGCATGGACGCGGAAGCGGCCGGCTCGGCCGCGGTCGGCGCCTCGGGGTCGAGCAGGTTGGCCGGCACGCGCGGCCGGTTGTACGGGTTCGCCGGGTCGGCAGGGTCGCCGATCGGGTCGAGCCGCTTGAGCTTGCGGTTGTCGTTCGACGACGTGGTGCCCGACGAGGTGAGCAGCATGATGGACTGCGCCTCGGCGAGCGGGTCCGGCTTGAGGATCTCGCCCAGGTCGAACTCGGTGAAGACGCCCTCCCGGACCCAGGTCGCCACCGGGTCGATGAGCTGCGCCTCCTCGGTGTCCTCGATGAGCGTGCAGTACGGCGAGACGGTGTCGACGTAGAACGAGCGCCGAAGCTCCGAGATGTTCGAGTAGGTGGCGTGGTCGAGGATGCCGACCATCGGCGCCGGGATCCCGTAGGTGGCCGCGGCCTCTTCGCGCGTAGCCTTGCGGGTCTCGATGAGCGAGACGTCAGCGGCAGACTGCGAGAGGCTGTGGAAGGCGAGGCCTTGGTCGAACACCCCGAGCGTCTTGCCGCCAGGAGACGAGTAGAGCTCCTCGAGCTCGGCGCGCAAGCGCGGGATGGTGCGCTCCTGGAGCAGCTTGTCGGTGGTGAACGCGCCGCGGAGCGAGGGTCCGTGCTCGAGCGCCTGCAGCTGCCAGTCGGTCGCCGCGTCCTCGATGCCGAGCGTGCGCCGGAGCGGCTCGAGCGGCGAGCGCCCGCCCATGAGCTTGTAGTGGACGACGTCCTTCGGCAGCACCGTGATGAACTCGCCGAGGATGCCTTCGGGCCGGATGCGGTACTCGTTCGTCTGACCGCCGGCGTCCTTCTTCTCCTGCACCCACGGCCACGGGATCGGCCAGAGCTCTACCGGCGGCCGGCCTTCGCCGGGCCGGAGCTTGAGCTCGAGGTGGTTGCCGTGCGTGAACAGGTTGAAGGCGAGCGCGCCCTTGCGGTCGAAGGCAGACCCGCCAGGGAACGGCCGCCGCAGGAGCTTCGCCAGGTCGTGCGTGCGCGTGCGCTTGCGCTCGTCGCCCTCGCTCCCGAGGTAGACCTTCTCGGGGAGCCGACTGATGGCGAGGTAGAAGGTGCGCACGGCTGCGTAGATCCACGGCTGCGTGAAGACGATCTGCTCGTAGGTCGCCGATCGGCTGCCCCACAGAGAGACGGAGCCGGCCGAGGGCCCGGAGTAGGTGGTGATGCCCTTGCCGGCCCACGGCAGGGATGCCTGCGCCCGCACCGGCGCGCCCTTGGAGATGATGACCGTCACGGCTCTCCCGTCTCGATGATGCGCTGGATGAAGCCAACGCGCGCGATGGGCACGAGGGCCTCGCCGTCGATCGCCACCGTGCTGCCGTCGCCGTTCAGGTAGGCAGCGTGACGGAGCACGTAGACGTCGGAGTGCACGGCCAGGAGCACGCCACGAATCGAGGAACCGTCGCGCGTGTGCATGACGACGGTCTCGGTCTCGAGATCCTTCAGGTACGGGCGCCGGCTGATCCTCATGGGACCATGGTCGCGGGAGCGTCACCCGAAGCGACGACGGCCGCCCCGAGCGGAGCGGCCGTTAAGCCTGGCGCGGTCTTTCGCGGGCGGTCAGATGACGAGCATGGCGAACTCGCTCACGAGTCGCCGGCCGGCGGCCTGCGGAATCCCGGCCCGAACTCCGGGTTGCCGATCGGCCGCGGCTTGAACTCGTCCACGCTCTCGGGATCGACCAGAAAGTCGCGGCCGATCTTGCGGGCCCGCAGCCGGCCCTCGTTGATGTACTGAAGCACCCGCCTTCGGGTCACGCCGAGCCGCTCGGCGGCGGCGGTGGTGGTGATGGGGTCTGGCATGGCTTCGGCTCCCTTCCGTGAATCCCGCTGCCATAATTGTACGCCGTGTGGCAGGATAGCGCCAGGACCCACGGGGTGACGGCGCTGCCACACTGGCCGCGCTCCTTTCGCAGCGAGGCTGCGGTCCGTGGCGGGACCAGCGCCTCGCACTTCCTCCTGAGACCCTCTTGGACCTTGGTGATGCGCCAGCCGGGAGGCTTCTCCTTGACGCTGGCGTTCAGCACCTGTCGGTGAGGTCCGCGTTGCCGCCGAGCCGCCCGCGCCCCTCCTTGAGCACGTCCACGAGCATCATCGAGGAGCAGGGTGCAGCTGAAGCCGGGTCCTGACGCTATCATTGGGCCCTGCGAACTGGCTTCGACCGGAAGGAAAGAGCACACGATGCTTGTTGAGACCATCGCCCTCTTCCTCTTGATCCTGGTGAACGGCGCGCTCGCCATGTCTGAGCTGGCCCTCGTCTCATCGCGGAGGAGCCGCCTCGAGCATCAGGCGACTCAGGGCAGCCGTGGTTCCCAGGCGGCGCTGCGCCTCATCGACGATCCGGGCCGGTTCTTGGCGACGGTGCAGATCGGCATCACGCTCGTGGGCATCGTCGCCGGCGCGTTCGGCGGCGCGACGCTGGGGCGGCGGATCGGAGACTGGCTGAATGAGATCCCGTGGATCTCGCCCCATGGCCAGCTCGTCGGCATGACTGTCACCGTAGCCGCCATCACCTACCTGTCGCTGATCCTCGGCGAGCTCGTGCCCAAGCGCGTCGCTCTGGCCCAGCCCGAACGGACCGCCTCCCTCGTGGCGAGACCGATCGAGGTGCTTTCGAAGATCGCCATACCGGCGGTGTGGGTGCTCCACGCCTCCACCGAGAGCGTCCTGAAGGCTCTTCGGCTGTCGGGCGTCCGGGAGACGACGATCACGGAGGACGAGGTCAAGTCCCTGATCGCCGAAGGCACGCAAGCCGGTGTCTTCGTCCCGCAGGAACAGGAGATGATCGAAGGCGTGCTTCGCCTGGCTGATCGCTCCGTCAGGGTCATCATGACGCCTCGCGCCAACGTCGTCTGGGTCGACGTGAGCTCCGACCGGGATGCCATCCTTGGCATGGTCGAGGCGCATCGCTTCTCGCGCCTGCTGGTGTGTGACGGGACCCTGGACCGGCCCATCGGATTCGTCCACACCAAGGACCTCCTTCCCGGGGCTCTCCGCAAAGGCGACGTCACTGCCCTGCGCAGTCTGACGGGCCCCCTGCTGTGCGTGACGGACCGCACGCCCGTCCTTCGCCTTCTCAGTCGATTCAAGAAGGAGGGCATCCATAACGCGGTGGTGGTCGACGAGTACGGCATGACGGAGGGCGTGGTGACCCTGACCGACGTCATCGAGGCCATTGCGGGGGATCTTCCGGAGCGCGGCGAAGCCAACGAAGCTCAGATGGTACGAAGAGACGACGGCTCGTGGCTTGCGGACGGGATGACGCCGACCGACGAGGTGGAGAGCGCCACGGGGATCGACATGGGAGATGAGGTCGAGACGCTCGCGGGCTTCGTGCTGGAGCATCTGGAGCGAATACCGGAGACCGGCGCACACTTCGAGTGCGGAGGCGCGCGTTTCGAGGTCGTCGACATGGACGGCAACCGCATCGACAAGGTGCTCATCCACGTGAGCCGGAGCCACGCCCAGACGGACGGGTGAGCGCCGAGTCCTGTAGTGGGCACGGTCAGGCCGTGATGACGCGCGGATCCGTGCGCCCGACGGCCTCGCCCTCGGCCAGGTACGACGCCATGACGCAGGCGACCGCGGCGTCGATCTTGAGGTCGTCCTGGACCTTGGTGACGCGCCAGCCGTGCGGCGTCTCCTTGACGCCGGCGTTCAGCACCTGGTCGGTGAGCCCGCCGTTGCCGCCGTGCCGGCCGCGGCCCTCCTTGAGGACGTCCAGAAGCATCATCGAGGCGGCACTCATCTTGGCGTCGTTCTGGCGGAACTCCTCGACGGGCAGGCCCCACTCGTTCTGCAGGCGGAGCATCGACCGCGTGAAGTAGTTCGGGTCACAGGCGACGCGCACGACGTTGAAGTCCTCGCAGAGCTCGACGATCTTGGCCTCGATGGGATCGTGGTCGATGTAGCCGAGCGCCTCGTCCTTGTGCCAGATCCAGGCGAGCCAGTTGTGGAAGCCCTCGGGGTCGACCTGGTCGAAGACGAGCGCCGACGTGTCGCGCGTCCACGAGGCGTCGAGACCGATGACGGCCGGCAGATCGGGCACGATGAGCGGCCGCGCGTCGCAGGCGTGCCAGAGCTTCGCCGGATAGGCCCGGTTGGTGCCCTTGGACGGGAAACGGTTGAGGTGGTACCGCTCGAACTGCGGGAACGGCATCGTGTTGTAGGCGTCGAGCAGGTCGGCGCCTGAGATCCACGACTGCGGGTTGGCGGCCCGCCACACGGCCGGGTCGTGGCCGTCGGCCTCGTCGTCGGCGCCGACCCAGTAGACGTAGGCCCGCGGATCCTCGGCGGCGCTCTTGAGGAGCTCCCACAGCGGGCCCTTGCGCTCCTCGCCGGCCGTCGAGATCGTGATGAGGAGCGCGTTCGGCTGGCCAATCATCCCCGAGAGCATCGCGTAGCGCATCGAGTCGTCCTTGTGGACGTGGTACTCGTCGATGATGACGACCTGGCCGTGGATCCCCTGGGCGCCGCCGGCGTCGTAGGCGACGGTGTAGATGCGCTGCCCGGTCTCCTTCACGATCACCTCGTTGGTGCGGACCTCGCAGGCGACGCGGAGCATCGGGTCGGCGTAGACCATGCGGCGCAGCTTGTTGAAGACGATCTTCGCCTGCGGCCGGTTGCGCGCGACGATCACGTACTCGCCCTCGATGACCGGCTCGGTGAAGGCGAGCGCCAGGATTAGCGCCGCCGAGAGGCTCGACTTGCCGGAGTTGCGCGGCAGGCCCAGGACGGCTTCGCGGTACTTGCGCATGCCGCGGCGGTCGACGCAGCCGAAGATCGGCCGCAGGACGTCGTCGCGCTGCCAGAGCTCGGGTACGAACGGCTTGCCGGCGAAAGCCCGGTCGGGGTGACGGATGAAGGCGGAGAGGAACATCCCCACGAGCCGCGCGAGCTCCTCCCCACGCTTGGTCGTGCGGTAGCGGCCCGGCACGCGCGGGAGCGCACGCTTCGCGGCCGGCGCCTTGCGGCGGTGCGCGGATCCAGTGCGGCCCTTCGCGGCTGGACGCGCGGTGGCCTTGCGCTTCGCGGCCGCCACCGTCTACTCCGCCATGAGCTCGCGCAGGCGCTTCTGAATGTCGAGCACCATAGAGCCCGTCGCGGCCTCCATGAGGTTGCCGCGGATCCGCGCCAGCGGGTTGAGCCCGAGCACGTCGGAGAGCTGCCGCATCGTCACGGCAGCGTCCTTCGCGACCTTGATCATCGGGTTCGGCATCGGCCCGCTCTGGCCGGCGACCAGCACGCCCTTGCGGGTGATGAGATCGCAGGCGTCGGCGTGCACCTGGGCGGCCTGGCAGTAGGCGCGCACGAGCGGCAGGTCGACCTCGCGGAGAGTGCGGAGCGCCGACATGTCGGCGACGATCGTGCACCACACCGCCTTCGCCACCTCGGGCATATCGGGCGGCGGCTCGCGATGCGCGAGCTCGGCCGGCGGCGCCGGGCCGAGCACGGCCGGCGACCCGGAGCCGGTCTGCGGCCGGTGCCCGCTGCTGTGGCTCTTCCCGCGCTCGGGATCACGTGGACGACCGCGTGCCACGCCGGTCTACTCCCACCGCTCGAGCTCGCCAGATGGCGCCGCCGGCGCCGGCGCGCCGCCGGATCCGCCCTCCGGCGGGCTCTCTCGGCGCTCGATCTCGGTGAGCAGGCGCTCGATGTCGCGGACGATGACCGTCGTCTCCGGGAAGACCATCTCGCGGCGCTTCTCGATCTCGCGCGCGGTGCGCAGCCGTTCTCGCTCGATCTCGAGGAGCTCCTTGAGGATAGGGAGCGGCGCCGTGAGCTTCGGCGGGTCACCGGCGCGTGGACGCGAAGCCTTCGCCATCACCGACCGACCCGGTTGAGCGCGTGACCGCGGGACTGGCCGGCCTCGGCCATGCGCCACCACATGTTCCGATTCTTGGACCCCGGGTGCATCAGCGCGTGGCACTCGTTGCAGAGCACCATCATGTTCGCCGGCTCGAAGGCGAGCTCGTCGTCGATGCCGGACGTCGCCACCGTGATGATGTGGTGGACGTGGCGCGCCGGCGCGCCGCAGCACTCGCACTCCTCCCCGCGCTGCTCGAGCACGGTGAAGATCGCGCGGCGGTAGCGCCGCTGGGCTTTCGCCGCCGCAGATCCGGACCGGCGGCGGCGGCGCTGGCGCGCGCTCACGAGGCGAGCCTCGCCCGGCCGCCCGTGACGGTCTCCCAGCGGCTCACGGCGACGTCGACGTACACCGGGTCGAGCTCGACGCCGTAGCAGGCGCGGCCCTGGCGCTCGGCGGCGATGAGGGTCGAGCCGCTCCCCAGGAACGGGTCGTAGACGAGCCCGGCCTTCTTCGTGCTGTTGACGATGAGGCGGCTGAGCAGGCCGACCGGCTTCATGGTGGGGTGCGAGTCGGAGCGGCGCGGCCGGTCGTGCCGGATGACGTCGCTGGCCTCGTAGATCTCGCGCAGGAGCGCCACGAGCTCGTCGCGGTCCAGGGTGTCCAGGTCGGGCTGCCGATCGGCGATGAGGGCGGACCGCTTGCGCCCGCCGTGCCAGGAGTGCCGGCCGCCCTGCTTCCAGCCGTACAGCACGGGCTCGTGCTGGCTGTGGTAGTCCATCATGCCGAGCACGAAGTTGTCCTTGATCCACACGAGGTTCTGCGCCACGTGCCAGCCGCACTCGAGCAGGGCGGTCTCGAACTCGATGCGGCGCGCGTCGGAGTGGAAGACGTAGCAGGGAGCGCCGTCGCGGCAGCTCACGAAGGCGAGGCCAAGCGCGTCCTGGACGAGCTCCAGTAGGGCAGAGGACGAGAGCTCGTCGTTCGAAATCGACCGGTGCTTGCCGACCGTCTGCCCACGGATGGCGGCGGTCTTCTCCTTGTTGGCCACGTAGTCGACGCCGTAGGGCGGGTCGGTCAGGACGAGATCTGCGGCGCGGCCGCCGAACAGGGCTGCGACCACGTCGACGTCGGTCGAGGATCCGCACGCGATCCGGTGCCCACCGAGCTCCCAGACGTCGCCGAGCTTCGCGGTCGGCGCGGCCTCGTCGGCCTCCGGCACGTCGTCGTCGGCGTCGCCCGGCGCGATCTCCGCAAGGCCGTCGAAGCCGATGCCGTTCAGATCCCAGCCGCCGGCGTCGAGCTCCGCCAGCATGTCGGCGAGCACGACGTCGTCCCACTCGGCGAGCTCGGCGGTGCGGTTGTCGGCGAGCGCGTAGGCGCGCACCTGGTCGTCGGTCCAGCCGGCCGGCACGCGCGTGATGGCGACCTCGGTCCAGCGCAGGTCGCGCATGGCGACGAGGGTGCCGTTGCCGGCGATGACCTGCAGATCGCCCCGCACGACCAACGGACGGCGCTGCCCGAACTGCTCGAGCGAGCCCTTGATGGCGTCGAGATTGCGGCGGCCATGCTTGCGAGCGTTGCGCGGGTCGAGCGTGAGTGAGGCGATCGGCACGACCTCCACCTCGAGCTCCGGCGTGCCGGCCTTCGCGGCCTTGCCCATGGTCAGTCCTTTCCGAGAGTCTCGTTGATGGCGGAGTCGAGCGCCTGCGCGACGCGCGTGCAGCGCCAGGCGAGCGCCGGCCTGGCGTCGACGCCGAGCCGCGCGAAGACGCCGGCGAGCGTCTTGGCCTCGAGGAACGCGCGCGCTACCTGCTCGTCAGTCGCGGCCTTCGGCGCCGGGTGTGCGTGGACGACCGGCTCGAGCGGAGCGCCCTCGGCCTCGAACTCGGCGCGCACGACCGCCGAGGCCTGGCGGGCTCGGCTTGCGGCCTTGCGGCAGACGGCGTTGCAGTAGCGTGGCGTCGGCCCGCGGGACCCTCGCTGGATCGCGCGGCCACACCACTCGCACAGCAGGATCTCGAGCTTGACCATGCCTCGATGGTCGCCGCTGCGTCACCGAAACCCGTGACATGGGCGCCTCGCAACATGTGACCGCTTCTGTGGCGCCGCCAGAATCGCCAATTTCGGGCTCGCGCGTTCCCTCAGGAAGGCAGGGTCTGCGCAACGCGCGCGCTGTGATTCGACCCCCTACCCCTCGCCGCCAGACAGCACGAAGGCCCCACGACGCCTGATCACACCGCGAGGACTCCGGATGAGCGACGGCCTACCGCCCGCCCCGCGCGGGTGATAGCCTCCGGCACGTGAATCCGCTGCTCGAAATGGACCGCGCATGGCGGTGATTGACGACCTGTTGTCGCACGTCAGCGACGACGGGCTTCGCACCCAACTGTCGGAGGCTGTGGCGCACCTACGGAGGCGGAAGAAGTTCGGCCTAGTCTTCGAAGAGCACATCCCCGAGACCGTCGTTCTCCCTGCTGCCGGCCTTCGAGAGGGCAGCGCGGTCATGCTGCGATGCGAGCCGAAGGACAAGACTCGGTACATAGTCGAAAGCATCGCCGGCGCTCAGGCCAAGATCACGGCCGGCGATGGGACTCCCTCGCGCAAGGTAGGTGTTGACGGTCTTCTTGTGCTCAAGCCTTTTGGGGAGCCTGTCTATCCGGTCCTGCGCCAGACTGGCAGCATCGATCGCAACCCGGACCTGCCCTACCACGCAGTCATCAACGGCGAGAACTTCCACGCGCTTCAGTTGCTCCTGTTCGCCCACGAGGGCCAGGTCGACTGCATCTACATCGACCCGCCATACAACACCGGAGCTCGCGACTGGAAGTACAACAACGCTTTCGTGGACGCGCAGGACAGCTGGCGCCACTCCAAGTGGCTGTCGTTCATGGAGAAGCGGCTTCGGTTGGCGAAGAAGCTGCTGAAGCCCGACGGCGTCCTCATCATCACGATTGACGAGCACGAGGTTCATCACTTGGGCGTCCTTTTGGCGCAGGTCTTCCCTGAGTACCTGCGACACATGGTCAGCGTCGTAATCAACCCCAAGGGCACCGGCAAGGTGAACTTCGGTCGTGTCGATGAGTACGCCTTCTTCGTGATTCCGGACACCGGCGCCTCTCTTGTCAGCGTGCCGGTCGGCGCAACGGCCGTCGTCGTCGAAGACGACGCAGAGGATTCCGGAGGCGACGAGGAGGACGCCGGCGAGCCGAGGGAGGCAATCGAGGGAGCCGGCGACGAGAATCTGCCTTTCCCAGCCGGCGAACGAGCGATGTGGGAGCTCCGTCATGCTCGTCGCCGTGGTGGCGAGTCGTCGTATCGGTCGCAACGTCCCAATCAGTTCTACGCGCTGTACGTTGACGAGTCCGCCCGCCGTGTTGTGCGGGCAGGGCCTAGTCTGAGCCTCGATGAGGACCCCGACTTCGGGGAGATTGACGGGCTGAAGCCGATCTGGCCCATAGATCGTGAGGGCAATCATCGCTGCTGGCGATACGTCCCCACGAGTATGCAAGAGCTCATCGATGGTGGCTTCGTGGTGATGGGACGGCACAACGCCGCACAGGACACATACACCGTGAACTACTGGGTGAGAAAGACGACGTCGAGGAAGCCGAAGACCGTTTGGTGGCACACGTCTCACGACGCGGGCACCCACGGCACGACTCTCCTTCACGCGTTCTTGGGCCGCAGGCAAGCATTCAACTTCCCGAAATCGATCTACGCCGTCCGTGACGCGTTGGCGCTTGTGGTGAGGAATCGCCCCGACGCACTGATCGTCGACTTCTTCGCGGGATCTGGCACCACCCTGCACGCTGCCGCTCTCCTGAACACCGCGGACGGCGGCCGGCGCCGCGTCATCCTCGTGACCAACAACGAGGTAGACGAGAAGACCGCGAAGGCCCTCAACAAGAAGGGGCAGTTTGTGGGCGACGAGGACTTCGAAGCTCACGGCATTGCACACGCCGTGACGATCCCTCGGGTCCAAGCTGCGCTATCCGGCGTGCGCCAGGACGGAACACCTGTGCCCGGGAAGTACATCGGGGGGCGGAAGTTCGCCTCCGGGCTGGCCGGCAACGCAGCGTTCTTCGACCTGTGCTATGAGGACGCGGACTTGCTTGAGACAGGCACGCACTTCGACGACATAGTCCCCCTGTTGTGGCTTGCCGCCGGGTGCTACGGAGACCCCGGCCGGCTGGAGGCAGGCGAGGACTGGTTGATGCCGAAGGGGTCGCCGTTCGCCGTTCTGCTTGACGAAGACCGCTTCCGCGGCTTTCTCGCCGAACTGGCGAAGCGTCCCGACATTGACCACGTCTGGCTCGTAACCGACAGTGAGAATGCGTTCGCGCGCATGCGGAGCCGAGTCCCGGCCGGCCGGTCTGTCGGCATGTTGTACCGCGACTACCTGCGCAACTTCAGGATCAACGCGCGAGTTGCCCGATGAGGGTTGTCCTCAAAGACTTCCAGTCGGATGACCTCGTCGAGCTCCTCGACTCGTTCGCTGACGCTCACCAAGTCCATCGTGCGTCGGCACTTCTGCTGAACGCTCCAACTGGTGCCGGAAAGACCCTCATGGCGACTGCGTTCATTGAGGCTGTGCTCGACGGTACGGAAGAAAGCCCCGGCGATCCGAGCGTCACGGTTGTTTGGCTGACCGACCAGCCTGAGCTCAACAAGCAGACCCGGGAGAAGATGCTGCGGACTTCGAGCGTCTTGACGTCTGACGACTTGATCATCATCGACGGGTCTCTGGACGCCGAGGCTTTGACTCCCGGAAGGGTGTACTTCCTCAACACTCAGAAACTCGCAACGACTAGCTCCCTTGTGAGGGCTGGCGATGACAGGACGTTCACCCTGTGGGCGACCTTGGCGAACACCGTGAATCGCGCTCCGGACAAGTTCCTGCTGGTGGTAGACGAGGCGCACAGAGGCACGAAGGGCAACGACGCCGCCGAAGCCGAGTCCATCATGCAGAAGTTCCTCAAGGGCAGTGCGGGAGAGATACCCATGGTGCCGCTTGTGGTCGGGATCAGCGCAACGCCCGATCGTTTCAGGGGGCTTTGCGCGGATACGAATCGTCCTCTCTTTGCGGTTGATGTAGACCCAGAGCGGGTGCGCGAATCCGGGCTTCTCAAGGAGTACGTGGACCTCTACCATCCCGAACAGATTCAGCCCGGCCAAGCCACGATGCTGACGCAGGCCGTGGGGGCATGGAGGGAATACGCCTCGCGCTGGAGTGCCTACGGTCTCGCCGAGAGCGAGCAGGTTCCTCGCCCCGTGCTGCTGGTGCAGGTTGAAGACGCGAGGGCGGGCGCATCGGGTGCATCGTCGACCGATCTTGGGATGGTGGTCGCAACGCTCGCCAAGGAACTCGGTCAGGAGGCCGAGGGGGACTGGCTCGCTCATGCCTTCCAAGACGACACAGACCTGTCCGTCGCGGGCCACACTGTTCGTCACCTTGCACCATCAGCGATTGACGATGACCCAGACGTCAAGGTGGTGCTCTTCAAGACGAGCTTGAATACGGGCTGGGACTGCCCACGGGCCGAAGTCATGGTGTCATTCCGGCGAGCCAAGGACGAGACCAACATCGCGCAACTCGTCGGCCGCATGGTGCGGGCGCCGCTAGCTCGACGAATCGACGCGGACGAGCACCTGAACACGGTTGCCTTGTATCTGCCGTTCTATGACCGGGCAACGGTGGAAAAGGTGGTCAACAGGCTCACCCAGCCGGACGCTGGCGTTCCTCCGACCTCGGCCCGGGAAGGCGAAGATACTGTCACGCTGACTCGCGCCGCCGACAAGGCCGAATGCTTCGAGCTGCTCGAGCGACTGCCCACGGAGACCGTGCCGCGAGTCCGACCGACTAAGCCAGTGCCGAGAGTCGCGAGATTAGCTGCACTGCTTGCGGAGATGGCACTCGAGACGGATCCGGTCAAGACGTATCGGGGTCGTCTCGTGCAGGTCCTCATGCAAGAACGAGAGAGATTGAGTGGTGACGCCGACTTCAAGAAGCTCATGGATGAGGGCGCCGTTCTCGACATCCGCCTTCGCCGCGTCGCTTACGGGACGACTCAGGCTGCCGAGCAGGCGGAGCCCGTGGCTGCGGGTGACGCAGACGCCGATGTGGACGACCAGGTCGTGTCGGAAGACACAATCCCCGGTCTGGTGCACGCCTCCATCGCCGAACAGGATCTTGAAGACCTGAGCAACCTAGCCGGCAAACGGCTCGGCGAAGGTCTGCACAAGGAATACATCCGTGACCGGCTGGCGACAGGGGCCGTGTCCGCTCGCGTAGCGAAGCTCGAGGTGCACGCACTCGTGGCAACACCAGGTGTAGCGACCAAGGTTGACGCGGCAGCGGACGCGCAAAGGCGAGAATGGGTCGACGCCTACAAAGCCACCATCAATGCCGGCGACGAGAGGTACGTGCAGGCGCTCCGAGAAATCGAAGCAGCCGGTTCAAGGCCCGAGACCACGACAATCGTCGCCCCCCAGAGCATTGAGTGGTCCAAGGCCGAGACGACATGGAAGAAGCACCTCTACGTTGGCGAAGATGGAACCTTCCCTGATGACTTCGCGAAGTCCAGCTGGGAACGGCGAGTGGTCGAGACGGAGACTGCGAGAGATGACATCGTCGGCTGGTTCCGCAATCCCGACCGAAAGCCATGGTCTCTGTGCATCGCGAGACAGGCCGGCATGAAGTGGGTGCCGTTCTATCCGGACTTCATCCTCTTCAGAAGGACCCCCAGCGGGATCATTGCGGACATTGTGGACCCGCACTTGCTGTCCGCTGAGGACATGCCGCAGCGGGCCGTTGAGCTGGCCAGGTATGCCCAAGATCAGAGTCAGCACTATGGACGAATCGAAATGGTTCTCTTTGAGGGTCCCAGCGACCAGAATGGCAAACGGCTTGACCTAAGCAGCGAGGCCGTTCGCGCCGCCGTGGCCAACGTCGCCACGTCGGATCAGCTCAAAGCTCTTTTCGCGAGCGTCTAGCCGGCCTCGTCGCGCGGGGAGGGCGGCTCTCGTCCACAACCGGCGCGCTTCGGAAGCGAAGCCGCCCTCCCTCCATTGTGACCGGCTACCGTTTCGGGGACTTCGCCCACACGCACAGAACTTCCGGCCAATGCCACTCTATGGAGCGTGCCGGTCAACCCGCAAGGTAGACAATCGCCTGCCCTGAGCCTGAGCTGGGCGCCGCCCGGAGGGAACATCGCCGCTCAACCGCCCAAGGCCGCCGGTACCTCGCGAAGCTCGTTCACGACAATCAGACGGCCGTTGGTCAAGTACCGTGCCAACTCCGCATCGTCGACGTTCCAGGGCCGACGAACGAGGATCGCGCGACCCGACGAGTTCTCGAGGAACTCGAGCACATTGCCAATGTAATCATCCACCAAGACGTCGACCGCGCAGATGCTCTTGCCGGCTTCGCGTGTGTTCACGAGCTCGTCTGCGAAGAGGCGCCGTCTTTGTAACCATCGCTCAGTGCCCTCGCGAGCGTCGAGAGGCCTGGCCGTGATTACGACAACACGGTGCCTGCGGAAGAGCCGAGCAAGCATTCGTCGCGCTCCCCTGTGAACCGGCATGCTGGCGACGTAGTTGGGGTCGCCTAGTGCCCTGGCGATTTCCGTCGATATGTCCGACGGGCCGAAGTCGTATCGCCAGTCGACGATATCGTCGTATTCCAGAGCGATGCCAAACTCTTCCTTCACGCGGGGGATCACCCCTGTAATCTGGTTTCCCAGCACGCCATCGATGTCGATGCCGATGACGGTGCCAGCGTCCTTGGCGGCCTGTCTGCGCCTCGTTTCTGCCCTGCGTTCATGTCGGTACAGGCACACAACCGCCAGGAAGGTCAGGATTGAAACGATGTTCAGTGCAGTGCTCGGCCATAGTCGCCAGAGGATCGCGTAGAGGATCACCAGGAGACCCAGTGCCCACATGTACTCAAGAATCGGCCTGAGATTGCTTGCCAACGGGCCGTAGGTGCGTCTTCGCGTCACGCCCGACAGCCAATAGACCCCGAAGACCAGCGGATACCCGAGCAGGTGCCGCCAGATGTCGGCAGACGGGTCAGACTCAAAGAAGGCAATGGTGAACAGCAGATAGGCATACAGGACGACGATGACCATGTCCGATCCGAAGCGCGCCCACTCCGTCCAGCCGTAGCGCCTCATGTCATACGGCCGGTCGACCATCGTGAGGTGCCAGTCGTACCAGCTCATCACCGTTGTGACGTAGACGGCGCACAGCGCCACGATCGCCGCGCTGTGTTCAGTTGGATTGCCGCCTGGGATCGGGTTGATCACGACGGCACGGTAAGCGACCAGGCTCTGGGCTATGACCAGGGCGAAGACGAACTCGGGCAGCTTGATCAGCTGATCGGATATCTGCCGGGTGTCAAGTGGGCTCATGAGTATCTCGAAGTTGACTAGGGGCATCGTAGCGTATCGCGCACTTGCTGAGCTGTCCGAAGACGGCCCGCGCTGCCCCGACGAAAAGCGCCATGACATCAATCCGCGAGCAGCATCGTCCTAGGGTCGACGAGGAAGTCGCGACCGTCCTCGAGGACGAGGCGCCAGTTGGGCCGCTTTCGCTCGATCTTGGCTACGGGGCAGAGATCGCCCCGAGTCGAACGGTAATACACCGGCTTCTTCTTCCATCGGGCTGCTCGACTTAGGCTTACTCGCTCCAAGGTCACCACGTTTCATAGTAGAGGAACCGGTGGCCCCCGAGAGGGCGATAGACGCTCTCGCCACTCGAGGTGCCATCCTTTGCGTCATCGATGTGGGGCAAGGATTCGCTGCGCGCGGACGGCCTTGGTGGCTCATCTTGCGCTTCACCCCCCAGAAGGTCGCGCACGATGGGCGCCGTCGGCAGCACAATCCTTCGGCCAATTCGCAGGACAGGCCATGGATACGTTCCAGCTGCGATGCTCTCGTAGAGCGTGTCACTGCTGCATCCGAGCAGGGGCGCAAGCTCCCGCACGCCAACGGTTGCCCTGGTCTTCAAGTCGTCGAGGGTCAAGATCGTCTCGGATGACGAGTCCTTCATGCCGCCCACCTCCCGCGATGCCGATGTGCCCCCGTATTCGCCGCACTTGATGCGTCTCCGCATCGCCACGGACAGGGAAGGTCGGACGCAGCAAGTCGACGGGGAAGGGTCTTGCCCTGCTCTGTCTCACGCACGACATGGCAGCCCATTCGCCGCGTGCGAGCCCCCTCATCGGCTGGCCGCGAACGCCTCGATGTCGACGCGCCGGTAGAGGTTGCGCTTGACATCGCCCGGAATGTCGACGGGCCGGATCGCTCCAGCGGCGACCCACTTGCGGAACGTTACCTTGCTGACTGAGCAGAGCTGAGCGGCCACTTGCTCGGAGACGAGGATGCGTTCGCCTATCGGCACTATCTCTCGTCTGCGAGGTGAGACTCCTTCAGCCTTGCTCACGACTGCCTCCCGTTCTCGTGTGTCGGTTCGGCCACGATAGCGGATGCCTGGGACGCGATTGGCCAGCGCGAGGTCTCCTCACACCATGCGCCGGGCCAGCGGGAGTGCTGGAGCTGAACGATCAGCCCTCGTCATGCGGACCGGAGGACGCATTGAGCGCGGCCATGAGCGTCGTCAGCGCGGCGACGATGCCGAGCACGGCCTGCACCGCGCTGTTGAGCTGGTCGGTCGTGACCAGGCCGAACGCGAGCGCGCCCGCGACCGCGGCGGTCACGATTCCGTAGATGGCCTTGCGGCGCGGCGGCGTGAGGTAGCGGTTGATTCTGGCGAGCATTGCGTCTCCTCTCAGACGGCGACTTGGGACGGGTCGCACTTGCTGCGGCGAGGCCGGAACGGCAGGTAGGGGTACTCGGCGAGCATTAACCGCGTCAGACCGCTCCGCAGGTTGTGGTTGATCTTGTAGGGCTCCTCATCGAGCTTCTGGAGCCCCAGGCGGGTCGCCAGGGCCGGCGAGCGCAGAGCCTCCATGTAGGTCTGCATCGAGCAGGAGCCGCGCCGGCGCATGTCCTCGTGCGCCCAGACGATGATCTCGTCCCAGGCAGCGCGGTGCTCGTCACGCCACGCGAGAGCCTCGAGGAGCGTCGTGTTGTCCAGGGACAGCTGCAGGTCGTTCACGCTTCGCTCCTGCGGGTCCGGCGAAGCGGGTAGCAGAGCTGCCCCTGAGCCTCGAGAACCTCGAGCCAACGCTGGGCAGTAGCGACGGAGATGCCCGCCAGGGCGGCGATCTCGCGCCGCGTCGGTGGGTTGGAAGGGTCGCGGCGGGCGCGTTCGTTGTAGAAGGCTGCCACCTCCGCGGGGATCGGCCGGGTCATGCTTTCGGGTCCTTTCGAATCGTCACGACGACGCGCGGGCGGCGCCGGTCGAGGTGGAACTCGTCGGTGAAACCGACAACGTGCTTGCGGCCGTCGCCTGCGAGGATCCCGAGCCGCACGAGCGCGTCGAGGATGAACTTCTTCGCGAAGGCGACGTTGTCGACGTCGCGGCGCCGGTCGGGCTCGTGCCAGGCGAAGGTCAGGAAGACCGGCCCGTCGATGGGCTCGAGGCGGGCGATCTTCACGCCCCAGGCGACCTGCCACTCGGCTTCCTTCTTGGCGCGCGCGCCGGCCTTCGCATGGGTACGGTTGGCTGCCGTGTACTCGTTGAGCCCAGGCAGCCGGCCGGGGATGGTGAAGGTGACCGCTTCAGACATCGCGGTCCTCGCCGACCGGGCCGTAGACGGGCGGCGTCGGCTTCGCGGCCACCCTTGCCAAGGCAAGGACGAACACCACGGCGACCATGCCGAGCGGGACCGCGACCACGGCGATGAGGAGCACGGACGTCACGTGGGCTCCCCGGGCTGCGGCGGGTCTTCCTTGCAGGAGTCGTCGTCGACAGGATCAGCGACCTCACGAGCGCGCCGCGCGCGAAGCTCGCCCTCGCCTGCGATGCCGGCGCGCCACTCCCGGTACTCGTCGACGGTGCGGCAGAACGACGGCGGCGGCCCGAACAGGCGCCGGTTGTCTTCCTCGATCTCCTGCTCCTCGAGCCGGCGGGCTTCGTCGCTGCAGCTCACGCGGCTACCCAAGCGGCGGCGCACAGCACGAAGGCCACGACGGCGACGATGCCGCCCATGAGGACATGGGCGACGACGAGCTCGCGGGCGGTCACGACGCCACCTCCCCGGTCCGCGGATCCGCACCAGCGGTCGCGGCGCGAGCGCGCCGATCGGTCTCGGCGACCAGGCGGTCGATGAGGTCGGACGCCTGCGCCTTGTCCAGCGCATCGGTCGACTCCACGCCGTAGCGCGTCAGGACCTTGGCGAGCTCCGCGTCGGTGACTCCGCCGCGATCGACCTCGGCAGCGATCTTGGCGAGCTGCTTCGCGGTCGCGTGGTTGCCCGAGCTCGCGCGGCGGGCGCCGCCCTCGTCGCCGGAGTCTTCGCCCACCGAGGCGATGCCGAGGGCCGCCATGATGGCGAAGCGACGCGCCGAGGTGATCGAGCCGCCGGTCTGCTTGCTGTCCTCGCCCGCCGGCAGCGCCAGCGGCCCGAACTCGAACTGCTCCCCCGACTCGTGAAGCACGATCGTGGTGATCTGCACCTCGTCGTCCTTCGTGGTGACGTCTTGCATGACGGCCAGGCCGTGCCTGGTGAGGACCGGGCGGACGTGAGCGAGCACGGTGGCGAGGTCGGCGTAGGGGAAGCTGAACGCGGCCTTGGTCTTGTCTCTGGGCTGGATCGTCGCCGTGGATGCCTTGCCGACGTCGGTGATCTCGGCTTGAAAGGCGACGAGGGCGGCGGCGAGCGTGGACGCGGGCTGAACGTCTGTCACGCGAGGGCTCCTTTCGGACATGCGGTTACTCCATGTGTATACAGGTTACGTCGGACGTAACTCTTGGGCGATAGCGAAAGCACAAGCACAAGATCGGGGAGGTCAGCCGGGACGACGCCCGCCGGAGTGGCAGGCGAGGCAGCAGACGAGCAGGTTGGAGCCGTCGGCGGGGTTGTGCGTCGGATCCTCGTCTCTGTGGTGCGTCTGGCAGACGAGGCCCCCGTCAGGGCGCCGGGCCAGGGCGGCGCCGCAGGCCTCGCAGCGACCCTTTGCGCGGCGGATCGCGCTGCGACGGGCGATGCGGTAGGCGGAGCTCTTGTAGCCGGCCCGCCGCGGGTCGGCTGCGAGGCGCCCGGCTTCGCCGGCGTGGATGGCGCAGGTGTCGGCGCCCGGGAGAGCGAGCGCCGGGCAGTAGCGGCAACTGCTCCGCCCCAGGCGCGTGGTGCTCGACTGGCGGAAGACGCTCACTCGGCGTTGGCCTCGT